CTGGGACCTTACAGTGGCAAAGGATTCCTCCGTAGTTGTTAACCAACGAGCACTCAGTGGTTTCCCTTTGAAAGGCGAGAGCACTCGACGTACTTGGTAGATTTGGTTACCGGTAGGCGGTTCGAACGAGTCGAATTCGGCCCACCATTGCTTGGCAGACTCAGAAACTTTCCGTAAGGGAAGGCCCCTGAGTTTCTGCTTCTCGCGAGGACCAAAACCGAGCACAAGAGAGTTGTACTGCAAAGCAGTGCTTAACTCGATGTGTTTGTTAAAGTCCAGACGATCGCAGTCTGCTGGGCAAGGTGAGTCGGCATCTACAAGTTCCCACCCCTTTTCGACGTTAATGACGTCGCCCATGACAAGGTCGGAAGCCAAGGCCCAAACGGGATCCCATACACCTCGTACAAGACGAGGGAATGATTTTCCAGAGGCCTTGAACTTCTTCATCTTATCAAGGTCGGCGACACCATATGGTAAGCCAGAACCACCTGCGGACAGAGGATAACCGTGCTTAAGGTTATGGGACTCGGCGAAGGCCCTGAGGGCAGGGCGCCTTTTACAGAATCGAAGAAGACCGGGGTGCAGTGCCGGAGACTGTTCCAATAAAGACGATATAGAGTTAAGTAGTGCGAAAGTACGATGTACTCGCAGTATACGCTCACCGTCAAAAGAAACAGTTTCAGGCGCTACCAATGCTTTGATAGGAACAGCACCACATCTGTGTATCCCAGTAAGCCTCCCTCCTTGGTGGGTGAACTCGAACAAACGTTCGATAAACACACCGCGGAAGGGCGCTTGGGAACAGACGTAATGTTTTCCCTCAGAGAATTGGCCACCACAGTCAGCAACGATAGAGTTAAAGACGTCACTAACTTCCTTCCAACCAATGAACAACCCGTCGTCGCCACAGATGATGAAGCGATTCAAACGGAAGGCCTCCTTCAATGAGGTCCCCCTCCTCTTGGCGACCCTCTTAATAGCTAACCTCCACCAGAAATGATGGAGGAGCGATAAGATGGCCCAAGTGGTGGGGAGACCCATAAGGATACCCCTTGAAGTTTGTTTCACTTCCCCATCTGGCCACTGGACAAGTTGAGTCGAAGTCATCCGACGAAGAGCGAAAAGCTCTATGTCGAGTAACTTACCAGACTCACCGAGACCGTGGCAGATGGCGTCGACGAGGTTCAGAGGGAGGAGGTCAGAAGCCGCCCTAAGGTCCACCGAAACCACAACCTCTACTGCAGCTCCCTTCAGGAACTTGATGACCGATTGGTCTTCAAACCCCCGGAGAGTAGAGACAGTAGGCTCAGCCTTCCTCAGTCCGTTAAGTAGTTTCTTGCGAACTATGTGACCGAGAAGGTGGAACCGTGCCGGTGACTTGGTGATAACCCTAACTTTGAAACCTCTTTCACGAAGCGCAGTGACATGAGACAGGCGTGAACCTGGCTCAGTCCCGTGTAACATGAGGGAGGCCTCTAAAGTAAGGCTATCAACATCTTCAGGTGGGAGGTCCAAGTCCAGAGACTCAACAATCCGTTGAGCATCTGGGTGGATCCCTAAAGAAGCTACATACCCACGCAGCCCGCCCATCGTGGCAGGTGCCTCTGAGCATGCAGATTCTGTAGGGAGGTCAGGAGGGGGTACCTTATCACTAAGGTGCCTCTTGGCCCACCACTTGACGAAGTCTACACAGTCGTCGAGTAACTCTTGCTTGACAAAGAACGGGGTACAAAGATCGACTTTGTGGCGCTGAAGCGCTTCCTCGACCTGGGGAGGTCCGGGGACAGGCAACGCGCGCCCTAAGTAGGAGGCCTGAGCAGAATAATGGGAGGCACCTTGAAGGATCCAGTTGCGTCGAAAGACGCGACTGGCCTTCTTGATACCTTCCATAGCTGCATCAGAACCCCTCTCGTCCCGCGTCTTACGAAACGGGACGGCTATCTGAGTAACCCTGGAAACCATTGAGTCAGGTAGTAAATCACGAAGCACACTCAAGCACTCTTCGCCGGCAATCTCAACTTTTGCCAGGTGGGCCTTCGCACTGCGTCGAAGCGCGCCAGTCCTGAGTCGAGGTTTCTTCAGCTCTTTGGCTCCAGTATCCATTACTGGTCCCGAAGGCTCTGAGACCGAAGACGTAGACGTAGAAGAGTGTTCCGCGTACATCGGATTATCTACAGTAAACTCGAAGGGGTCAACACGAGGAACCCTGGGGGCAGGAGATCGGCTCTTGCCAAAGAGCTGACCTAACCATGTTTGACGCCGCCGGGTAGACCGCCCAT